AATCCTCGACGATATTAAGGATGCCACCGGTACCGGAGACAAGCACTCCGGAATGAACGTCGATGCCCACGATCGCGACAAGGACCAGGAGACATTCGTTATTGCTGAATATCATGAGAAGCCAAGCTCGTCCTATCCAAAGGGGAGGCACACAATCAGTGCCGGGAATACGGTTCTTTATGGAGACGTGAACAAGAATCCGGATCACGAACTCGGCTATTATTTTTACTTCTATCACAAGACCCCGTATAGCTTTTGGGCCAAGGGTCCGCTTCATTTTGTCCAAGACATCCAGAGGGAATTCAACCGCATGATGTCCATGATCAGCGAGCACATCGAATCGTGGCGGCCGAAGCTGGCAGTCGGGTCCGGTTCTCTCAAAAGGATTCAAAGCCTGACCGTTGACCCGTTCGAAATCGTTGAGATTGATTACTCGAGGGGCGAACCGAAGCCGATCTCCATGCCCGAACTCTCCGCCCAGGTCGGAGCCTTTAGGGACTTCCTCCAGTCCGCGATCGATCTTGTCAGCAACATCCATGAGGTCAGCTACTCTCGCCTTCCGCAGTACGCATCCAGGGCCCCCGCCTCTCTCTACTCCATGATGCTCGAGCAGGAGAACATTAAGTTCACCCCGATGCTTAAGAGGATAAACACCACACTGGAAGACTCAGCGACCTATCGGCTGAAACTCATGGACAAATGCTACAAACACAACCGCATGGTGAAAATCCTCGGTAACGTGAGAAAGAGCCGGCTGGCTTATTTCTCCGCTACGGACCTTAATCACAACTTCGACGTCCGGCTTGAGGTCGGGGTCAGCCTTGCCATGAGCCCTACTATCCAACAGAACATCCTGCTTTCCCTTTGGGATCGTGGGATCCTCGCCGGGGAGGACAAGGACCTTATCCTCAAGTCAACAATGCTCGGGACAGCAGAACCCGAACTCCGGGCAAAGATGGTCGATACAGAAAGAGCCCTAAGAGAGAACCAGTGTTTCCTCGAAAACGACTGGAGAGGGGAGGAGGAGAGGGATGGAGTCTTTGTCCTCAAGCATGACAACCACGACACTCATCTTCAATATCACACGAACCTCCAGAAATCTGAGGAGGCCCAGGAATTCAATGACGAGACCTGGACGGCTCTCGATCTCCACATTGAAACACACCTGGCTTTCCTGATGCTGGAGGCTCAGCTTGGAGGAGGAGCGGGAGGAGCAATCGCCCCAGGAGGGGTAGGGACGCCTCCCTCGCCAGGAGGAATGGGAACAACACCCTACGGCATGCCAGGGGGAGGGATGGGACAAGAACCCTCTATCTTTGAAGCGCAATAGGGTGTAATATAAAAAACAAGGAGTAACTTATGCCAGACAAAATCGAAGGCGAGCAGCCCATTGACCAAGAGAAGGTCGAGCCGAAGGCTGATCCAAAGGAAACCAAAGAGAAAGAGCCCGAATGGGCTGTGGACCCTTGGAACGTCGGCAAAATGGAAAAGTATCTCGCTGAGGCTGATCTAGCGGCGGGCTCTGCCCCCAAGAAAGAACAGCCAAAAGAGGGAAAGCCCTGCGAATCCTGTCCTGACGAAGCAGACCTCAGTCGGTACGCAAAGGAAGATGGAACGAAACCGATCGACGTCATGAAGGTGGGGGACAAGGAAATACCGATCTGGACACGCGAGGATTATCACAAGGTCGCCAAGGAGACACCGGGAGCGGGATCAAAGCCAGGCGATGAAGCAATCCGGCGTGAGATCGATGAACGCCAAAACCAACTCAATCAACTTGCGGGCCCGCTACAGGAGTTTCTTAAGCTCGCCCGGGAAGGCAAGATTCCTGATGTCAAACCCAAAGCCGGGAAAGACCTGGAGAATGTGGATGAGATCGGGGACCTGGACTTCATGGACGATGAAGTGAAGGCCGTCTTCACGAAACAGCAAAAACTTCTGGACTCCCAACAAAAAGAGCTTTCAATCCTTAAAACAAAGCTGAACGAGCGGGACCAGGTTGACACACAACATTATGTTGAAAAGCAAATCTCCGACATGAACACTCATTTTGTTGAGTTAAGGAAGACAGTGCCTTTCGACGAAGTAAAATCCACTGATGGAACCAATATTACTCAAACGCTTTATGCGGGAGCGGTCTCAGTTCTGGCTAATCTCGACATGGCAAGGCAGGCAAAAGACCCATCATTCAAGGCAAGGGATATACCTGCCCTCATGTCGGAAGCGGCTAAACAAATGAACGCTGTTGAGCTCCACTATAGAAAGAAGTTTTCAGGAAGCGGGGGCGGAGAATCCCCTGCGACGATAACAAAAGAAGCTCTCAAGGAGAAGAACGCCGATCTCTTCAAAGAAATCGGACAGGACGCTATCGCGGCCTACTTCAAAGAGAACACAGACGGGCGGGCCCCCGTGGTTAAGTCCACGCAGAGGGAGGCCAGCATGTCCGCGAAAGATGACCCCAAAACCTATAAGACCACCAGGGAGGCTATCGAGGCCGCCATGGGTGACGATGAGGTTGGCCAGGGTCTCAGCGATCTGAGTGAAAGGTTCCGCCAGGGTATATAAAATCCTACAGGAGGAACCATGAGCGTTTTCGGTCCATATACCGGATCATCCGGTACGGACAAACTTTTTCTTGAATATGTCATGCCCGGCATGACAAGCCAACTCAGAGAGGACTCCAAGCTCTACGACCGGTTCAAGACGAACTCCCAGGACTTAAAAGGGAAATACGCCCTGTTCAAATGCAACACGGCAAGTCCCAAGTCCTTCCGGCCCTCGAGCTCCACAACCCTTCCTACCGCACAGCAAGGAACCTATGACGAGTTCCTGCTTTTCATGAAACGAGGCGGATACGGCCAGCTTCAATTCGATGGCCTCGCCCTCGCCTGCGGAAAAGGAAAGGGTGCTGTTATGGAAATCCTCAGCGCCGAACTGGACAGCCTCGAGACCTATATGTCTCGGAAGCTGAATCACCAGTATTGGGGCGATGGGTCCGGCCGACTGGGGCAACTCAGCGCGGCAAGTTCGAACTCCACGACCGTTGTAATCGACGGCCCGCTTTTCGGACAGGACTCGAACGAATACACGAACCCGGCCGAATATCTCCATGAAGGGATGTTGGTCGACATTTACGATACGAGCGGAAACCTCGAGGTCGAGGAGGTGGAGATCAGCACGATCACGGATAACGGCGATGGAACCGCCACGATTGTCATGGCGGAGGCTGTTACAGCTTCGGATGATTCCTACATTTTCGATCACGATACGTATGCCGCAAGTCAGGCCATCGGAACAGGTGTGCCCCAGGGTCTCACTGGAATCATTTCTACTGCCGATCCCTACACAGGGATCACCGAGACCTCATTCCAGAACATCGACCGCGACACCTACACCTGGGCCAGAGCCCAGAACGTTTCCTGCGCCTCGGCCGCAATTTCAAACGTCAAGATTCTTCAGCTTATCCAGAAAATCGAGAAGTTCGGCACCGTTGGAGTCATGTTCACAAACGAAGTGATCTACCGATGCTACTATGAGATTTTGGAAGCCGACAAAACCATGCCGAATGATCCCGCTTTTTGGGGAGGCCTTTCGGGCATCACGTTCTACGGTGGGAAGAAGGGGAAGATCACCCTCCTCAATGACACCGACTGCCCGGATAATTCCCTCTATGCTTGGGACGACAAATACATCGAAATTTTCAGTCCTACCAAAAACGGCATGACGTGGCTCAAGGGCGAAAACGGAATCCTGAGAATGGTTTCGGGCAAAGACGAGTGGGTTGCCAGTTTGGTGAACTACTATAACATGGGGTCACGGAAACCTCAGGCTATGGGTTATCTCTCGGCGATCAAGCACGCGAGTTCATAAGGAGGAATGATATGTTTCAAGGACCTAACCAATGGATCAAAAAATTCCGCCTGGACAAGTTGCTCGACCTGACTGGTCATGCGGACCCCGATGTCGGACCCCAGATTCTCCTGAGGACGCAGCTCAAGACCGCAGACTATACGGTCAAACTGATTGACAGCGGGACCATCTTCACGACCTATGGTGATACGGGAGCCATTATTTTTACGCTCCCCTCCGTCATCAAGAAAGGCGTGTTCTGGCTTTTCCTTCAGTCGGTCGATCAGAACATGACCATTACCGCGGGGACGGCAGACACCCTCATCGCCAAGAACAATTTGGCCGCTGACGGTACGTCCCTCGTCACAAGCTCGAACAAGATCGGCGGGCTGATTCTCGTTTTTTGCGACGGGAACGCCTACCACGCAGTCAATCTCGGTCAGCACACAGAAACCGTAGTTGACGCCTAAACCGAAACACCGGGGGGGGGGCTTCGGCCCTTCCCCTTAACGCCCAGGGGTCAGGGTTCCCATGTGCAGCCCGCTCTGGGGAAAAGGAGAATAACATGGGACAATTAATGGGACAAGTAATCTCAGGTCGGCTTCGAGTGAAGTACGGCCTTGACTTCACTATAGCAGAAGCCAAATGCGACGGCCCCGAGATAAAATTCAAAAACGGGACCACGTTGGGATGTGCCGATGCGGACACCGCTCCGGAGATGGCCGGAAACATGACCTTTGCTTTTTCGGGAACGGCTGCGGGCCATCTTATCAATGCCAGTAGCATCGATGTTTCCGGTGGATATAACGTTCTTAAGGCCGGGTCCTACAGTTCCCCGATGCAACTTGGGGCGAGTGGGATACTTATGGTTCTTGAGGGGGTGACGCCCGCCGCTATCACAACCGGCGTTTCGACAATTACATGGGTGCTGGGAAGAACAGAAGGGAAAGGGGGGATAATTGCTGAGTCCGCCCTGGCCGAAGCGAATTGCCTGACCTCAACCGGGCCTACGGTCCTTGAAGGGTCGCAGTTCATGGCTTCTGTTGGAGCCAACGCTTATTTCTCCGGAAGCCTTAGCGGAGGAGATGGGATGTTTGCTCAATGGCTGAAAATCTATTGCGCAGCTTCATCCCATATCACCGGAGGGGCCGCTGTCCAATGGCTTGACGCCCAGATGGGGATGAGTCCTTCTGGAGGACTTTACATGCTAAGGTGTACGAGCGGAGGAGCCACTCCGGATTCAATCATCCTGATCGAGTCCAACGCTTCCGGTTATACTCAGTTCATCAAGTTCAACAGCGACATGAATGGGAAGTCTCCCATCGCCGCCGCCGTAGATACGGACGGAGGAAACTCCGACTGGAGCATCAAGGTTCTCGGGCCGACAGGAACACAGGGCTATATTCCGGTTTTTAATAGCCTTGCATAAAGCGAACAAAGGGGGGAGGTATATATACTCTCCCCCTTTTGAAATATCTTAAAGGAGATTGACATGAAATTATCAGGAAAGGAATGTTTGATTTTGCAGGGGATTTTCCCTGAAGGTGGAAACTTTTTGACGATTGACATCACAAAAGACGTCCTCAAAAAAGTCAAGCTTTCCCAGGAAGAAGGAACGTTAATCGAATTAAAAGTGGTGGGCAACCAGATTTACTGGAATGACAACAAGGAAGGCCTTGTATCGAAAGACGTCACGTTCACCAAGGCAGAGCTCGAGTACATGATGACGATCATCAACAAGATGGAGACCCAAAATCAGATCACCATCGTCAACAGCGACACCCTCAAGAAGATAAGGGCGGCTTCAACAGCGAAGGAAGAAGAAAAAAAATGAGCGACAAGGAAGACGTCAAGAATAAAAGGATCGAACACTTCAATGATCGTGCGAAAAAATTCATTGACGAAGGATACAGGATTATAGCCTTCGGAGTGAAAGGGGTGGAAGCCACCTGCATGATCCAGGAGTGCACCGACCTTGAGAGCCTAAAGGTTTGTGAGCTCGTCTTCCATGAGCTTGTCCCTCGAGTCAGCGTTCCTAAAGAGCCAACGCTTATTATCCCAGGCCGGAGGAATACACATTGAAAGCCCCTGAGTGGTTCCTCAAACAGCTCAAGGACCTTGGGGAATACTACCTTGTCTGGAATGAACAGAACCTCTATTGGGAAGTGAAGCACTCGCTCACCTTTGTCCGGTGGAGGGATCGCCTGGGAGAATTCCAACAGGTAACGGTAAACCCCACGGTCGCTGTTTTCAAAACCCTCAACGACGCGGCCATGGATGAACTCAAGCGCCGGCGCAAAGTGGCCGAGGAATGGGACTATACCAGCGACCCGCGTCGTTACTGGGAGCACCTCAAAAAACAAGAGCGTGAATCGAGACGAAAAGCTAAGCAAATGGGCAGAGAGCAGATGGCGGAAGGCTTAATGAAGATCGTCGAAAGGGAGCTCAATAAGCAGAAAAAGATTTTCACTTAGGAGGTCTCATGACCAAAGCTCAAATCCGGACGGCTGTCCGGAATCTTATGAAGGAGCAGTCTACGGATGCGGGGGCCCTCCTTGGTTCCGGCAATACGATGATTGACGACTTCATCGATGATGCCGCAGGGCTTGTTCTCCTCGACCTTATTAAGCAACTCCCGACTAGGTTCACTTCAACCGAGTCAATCTCCCTGGAGGCCGGCACAGCCAACTATGATCTCACCGCGACGTGGATGACGATTCTTGATATTTTAAAAACCGTCACGGGCCAAAGGCCAAGGCCAATTCCATACGTCGAAATCCAGGAAAAGGCTGACATCGAGATCCTCCACGGGCATACGGCCGCAGACCCGAAAGGGTTCACCCTGATCGGGAAAACGATCTATTTCTATCCGACGCCATCTGAGGATAAGGACGATTATTGTACGGCATTATTTCATGTCGCAGAAACCGAACCGCTTCCGGATGCAGGCCCGACCTACATTCCCGCCATCGCCCACCGCTGTATCGTCTATAAGGCCTGCGATTTGGCCGCCGTCATGTCGGACGCAAAGACGAGCCCGTTTGAAAAACTGTATGAACGAAGGATTGTAAAGTGCATTGAGATTCTCGGGGCCCAGGTTCATCAACCTCGATTCCTGGGTGGCTCTTTTATGGACAGGATTGTGGGGGACGCCAGGGACCCCGCCTTCTTTGATTTAACAGGAATCATCGATGATTGACAGCACCCCTTTGACGCAAATCCACTTTGAGCCCACTGGTGGTGTCAACGAAGTTGCGGCCGTCACAAAGGTTCCGCTCACCGCTCTAATCGAGATGGAGAACTTCCGTCTTTCTGACGATGGGGCGAGGATCGAGAAAAGGGACGGATCGGCCAGTGTCGCCACCGCTGCAACCTTCGGCGCGAAAAAGATTTTCGCCTATCACACATACTACGACGGAACCCCGGCGTTCTGCCAGCTTGTCGTGACCGAGGAAAAGGTATGGAGGAAGATCGCCGCCGGAAGCTGGGCTGCGATTCATACCTGGGCCTCAACCCTGGACCACCCGGTTCGTCCCCTGGAGATTCAGGACAAACAGATCATCGTCACCGAAATCGAGAACATTATGATCCTTCCGGACGGGACGAAAGTACAGCTTGGGATCACTCCCCCCTCTACGGCGATCGCCCTTGCTGAGTCCTATGATTCCACCCTGCTCGATGAAGACATGGCCGTGATCACGGATTGGACCGATGATGATGACGGCGCCGGGGCAAGCACCCAGGCCACCTATGACAGTCGGTCCACCATGAAGCTCCTCAATACAGGAAGCGCCGGGGATCGTGCCAGGAGGTACAGGACTGTTTCCAACATTGGAGCAAAGTACACCGCCGAAGTGACGATGTATATTGCCACGAACGGAATCTATCAGGACGGAAATTATTTTGAGATCGCCATCTACAACGGCCGCGTGAGGGCCAGGGTCAGGATCGACACGAAGGACGTCTACGTTTATTCTGGGGCCTACTGGGTTTCGGCCGGATACAAACCAAAGGAAGACGAGTGGGTTACTTGGAGAATTCACGTCAACACCGAGGACCCGGATGACGAGTTCGCTGAGGTCTATGCCGGGAATGAATTCGTTTGCCAGCTTTACGTCTCAGATAAAGATGAGACAAACGTAGGGAAGGTCATGGTCCATCTCTACGGGATTACAGTCGCTACAGAGGCCTATATTGATTCGATAAAAATTGGGGATTCGAGCTCCGGTATGCTCAACGGACTTTACCGTTATGCCGTTACATTCTTCCGAGGCGGGAATTATCCGAATGAATCAAACCCCCTTAAAAGCCTTATCGGAACACCCTCTCAAACAGGAAGCGGAACGGACGATTTGACCGTGAGCTCGGATTCCTCATATACGGGGTCAAAGGACAGAACCATCCGGGTTACGATCGATGGCACCACCCCGGACACGATGAAGTGGTCAGAAGATGGGGGGACCACCTGGAATTCAACAGGCATCCCTCTGTCCTCAACGATGTACCTGAGTTACGGTGTCATTCTGGCCTGGGCCTCGACAACCGGCCACACCCTCAATGACTATTGGGACATCTCCTGTGATGCCTTTGTCGCGGCGGCCTGCCACCAAAAGGTCACTATCACCAGCATACCTGTTTCGAGCGATGCCCAGGTCACGGCTCGGCGCATTTACAGAACGGTGTCGGGAGGGACGGCCTATTATCTTGTGGCAACGATCAACGACAATACGACCACCACCTTTGTCGATAATATCAGAGATGCTGTTCTCGGAACCGATATGCGTGAAGACCACGATATTGCCCCCCTCGGGAAGTACGCAGAATGGTGGGACGATGCCCTCTGGATTGCCGATCAGGACGAGAACATCACCTATCACAGCCGGATTAATTATCCGGACGCTTTCGACATTTCAAGTAGGTTTGTGAGCGCAAGGGACGGCCGTGGCCATGATAAGATCACTCAGATTCTCAACTATAAAACATACCTGTTCGTTTTCAAACGCCACTCCATCCAAATGATCAGGAAAAAACTCACAAGCTACTATGGGATTTACGAGGTTTGCAAGGGATACGGGGCAATCGCTCCCTGGAGCGTCATCGAGGTCTACGGCCTGGTCATGTTCCTTTCTCACCGGGGATGGGAAGTGTTCAACGGGTGTTCCGCCATCGAGGACGAGTTCAGCCGGCCGATCCTCCCGTTCATAAAGACTATCGACAAGTCCAGCAGTAAACTCGAGTACATCTCAACGGGCCACCTTCACAGCAGGTCCGAGGTGTGGCTCGCTATCCCGGACAGAAAGAGCAGCGCCGCCGATAAGGTCGCTGTCTGCAATTACGGCAAGGGGATATTTTATTATTTCGATTTCCCGGAAGTCCCGAGCACGCTCAATGAAATCACCGACAGTTCGAATGACGTACAGCTTGTGATGGGATCTCGGGATGGAAACGTTTTTACCTGTGACTCGGGCTTGACGGATGCCGGAACGAACATTTCTGCGAAGGCTAGGATTCCCTGGACGACCTTCCACAAATATGCCCAGGCCAGGCTTTTTGAGATCGAGTACGAACTCCCCGCAGACTATAATCTCACCGTGAATTTTTACGTAAACTTTGAACACGCCGCGCAGAGGACGGCCACCTTTGCCGGATCCACGCCGGCGACAGTTACCGACAGGTCGATCCGGCTCCCGATTAAAAATTTTGCAGAACTCGGTATCAACGGGAAGTATCACGCCATAAAGTTTACAAATGCCGAGGCCATTGGCTCTGACCTAAAGATCAACTGGTTCGATCTTTACGTAAACGTCTTCGCCCGGAAGCTAGAGGTGGAGGGAAACTGATGCCAACGCTCAATGAATACGAGGCGATCAAGTCCGCTGTGCTCAATCAGCAGGTTGCCCAGGACATCACGCCTCAGAGCCCATTTTCTGATCAGTCCATCAATAACTGTGTTTTGAATGACGTTGCCGGCTATGACCTTGCCGATAGGGTCGGGCTCCCCGGAGACAACCTAAAAATCACCATCGATGACGTTGACGGAATGACATACCTGAAACTCGACGACACCGACAATACTTACAAGGGGAAGGCCGGGAAGTTCCCGATGGTCAAGGATGGCGAGGACGGTCTCGAATTTTCAGACGGCGGAGGGGAGAGCCTCTGGAAGACACGCGGTCGCCATATCTACAACAAAAACTACCGGGACGGCTGTGTCGGGATGGGCACGAACGATCCGAACGAGGACTACAAGGCTCACGTCGAAGGAGACTTCCTGACCAGGGCTGCCGCTTCCGGAAGTGAAGTGTGGTCCGATGTTGTGGGGAGAGATTAATGGCCGTTCCGTATCGGGAATTCACCCAGGCCGATGACGAGATCGAGCTTCTGGCGGCCCACTGTACCGACCCGGACGATAACTCTTACAATCTTTATACGGATTGGGAGGACGCGAATGATGCTCCCGCCCTGAAAATCGGTGGCAAGAAAAACGCTTCCGGATATGAACTTTGGTGCCTCAATATCAGGCCAGACGGAGACCTTGTTTCCGGGGCCGACGTCGGATGCTTTGCGAAAATAACGGCCACCATGACCCTTGAATTGAACAATCCGTCACTCTTGACGTTTCGGAGTACGAGAGGGATTTGCAACACAGTCTGGCATCCAACCTTAGTGACCGGTAGATATTATGATGGGTCGAACATATGGGCCACCTACCCGATCTACGCCAACAAAGAATACGAAGTTAATGTATATGGCGATACCGATGTCACCGTGTCGGCTCTTCCAAAAACGCTTACGGTTTACTGCCCGGCTTGCGAAGCGGGCGCAGGGAAGGTCTTTTTCGGTGGAGACCCAACGGGGTCCGGATACCAGTATGACGACGACCTTTTTGATCGAGGGTTTTGGTTCAGGCTGTCGAATTACGTGAACTCAGGCGGCGATCACTTTATAACGAGTTGGAGCGCCGGCCAGGAGTTCTCTCTTTATCTCACGGTCTTCGTCGCTCGGGTTTATTACTTCAACCCCGTTGTTAGCGCCGTCAGCCTGACCGAGCTAAGTGCGGCCGGAGGGGAAACGATCGTTCTTACTGGCCTTGGGTTTGATAACGCAGATGCCGACATTGAAGAAGGATCAACCGTTTCTCATGGGGCATGGGTGGATGATGTCTATGAGATAGACTTCGAGGGACAGGAAGGACAGGGAACAACCACCATCAAGTCCGCAGATTCAGACTTCACGATCGACAGCAACGCGCAGATCACGCTCACAACTCCGGCTCTTTCCGAGGGGACCTATCACATGGTCCTCTATAAAAACCGGACCGCCGGCGGCCGGCACGAAACAGAGAGAATCGTCAAGGCATACGTCGGAGACTGGACCCTGACTGGGGCAGAGATGGTTGCCGGGACAAGGACGATCTTTACTGTCGCAGTGGGGACAGAGTTTGGGCGCAGATGGAGCTTTATCGACTCAACCCCGGCCCTTCAAACTCTATGGAAGATGAGTTCATTCACGGGCGTTCTTACTGGAAACCTGACGCTTGTTAATATGCAGACCGAGAGCACCATTTGGACCGCCAGGATCACTGACGACGTGCTCCGCCTTCATACCCAAGTGGAGGTGGAAACAGGGGTCCGCTTTGTGGATTCAGCCAGGGCTTATGCCGGGATCAAGGCCCCTGCCGCATACGCCTCATCGGTT